CATGAGTTCGTGGTAAGAGTGGAGCTTTGGAACCGGGTCGAAGTGGAAAGACATTCCACCCTAGATCTGCTAATTCTAATGCGGCCAATAAGTTCTGGCCCGGGCTTGACTCTACTAGAGCCACTTGTTGTTCTGAAAGCTTCATCTTTTATTATCCTTTCAATTGGTGACGGACAACCCGAGAGGGGAAAGGATGAAAAACCTCTCGGGCTACCGCCTAGCACTACAGTGGGACGTTTCAGGTCAAGGAAGAAAGAGAAACAACCCTAAAACGTGCCTTCTTCTGTAGTTGACTTACCGGACTCCAGTTTCGAAGTGGGTAAGACATTCTTGATCCCGTTCACCAATTCACCCCGGCGCGGGCCGTTCTGAATAGTGCGGACTTCGATGTCAATGACGGCGCTTTCGCCGATCATCTCGTCAGTGTCTGAATCAGAGGTATACCCAAATGCCTCAAAGAAGGACTTGAGGCGAGCGGCTGATACCGCTTGGTACTTCTCCCACTTGTCTTCTCCATTTGTATAGGTCGCTGGCATCACACCAGCAACAGGCAAGTTCAAGTTGTACCATTGACGGCCGGATACTGAATTACCAGAGGCATCGGTAATGTTCTGAAATTCACCTGTCCAGCGAACGCCGCCGTGTGATCCGTCTACGACGTCCACCTTAGCAAGTTGAGCAAAGTAGCGGCCCACCTCTATAAGTGGGAAGTCCCCGGTGTTACCTTCTGATTTTTGTACGATGTCGGCCATTTGTGACGATAGTTTAGGCATTAGTATTCTCCTTCTTGGTTAGTTTGGACTGGATGGTGTCTTTTGCTTCTGTTAGCGATCCTGATGCATATGCTAGTATTCTGGGTACAGTGGGCTCCACCATAATCCGGGGCAGAACGCCTAGGCGATCCTTACCTCGGTACTTACCAGAAGACTTGGTTAGAGCGCGAAAAGGCTTACCCTCTTCTTCCTCTGCTGCTGAACAAGCCAGTACCAGATCTACATAGCCTAGTAAGTCAGACTGGACTCCGGGGGTTACCGCGGGTCCATACTGAACTTTGCCAGACTCTTCATCAACATCACGCCGTTCAAGGGCTGTCACAATGAAATGGGCAGGTAAGTCGCGGAATTTACGCAAAATATCCCTGAACATCTTACTCATTGTGCCGTAGTCAGACCGATCCGTGAAGAACTGGTCCACGCCATCAACGCTGATACCGCGACGAGATGCCTTTTCCATACGGTCCTGTGCTACGTGGTCCACCAAAGCTTGTACAACCTCGGTGGCAGAGTCAAAGACAATACCAGCCCAGCTCTTTGGGTCATCTGCTAGGTCCGCCTTGATCTGACGGTAGACCTCATCGAGTCCGCGATGTGTAATTGATTCACCTAGCGGCGGCCAAATCATAATGCGGTCGATATCTATGCCATGACGCTTGAGAGTGTTCCTTTTTAGTCCGCCCTCAGCGTTTACTACCAACACCTTGCCGTAACCAATATTAGTTAGACTCAGAGCGGTGGTTGTTTTGCCTGATCCCTCACGACCAAACAGCAGAATATTTAGATACTCTTCTGTCTCGTTTAGTGAGGCAAACAAGCTTGATGCTTTGGCTGGAGACTTTTTAGCAACTATGGGAGCTGCTACTGTCTGGGCCTCATCACTTGTGACTTTTGCCATGTGATTTCTTTCTGTATTCGGTTTCTGCTGGAGATCCCGTCCAGTCGGGTGTAGACTTGTCCGCGGCAGCAGTATGCAGTCCAGGAGAGGATATTACCGCGAACAAGCCAACTCTTTTCCTTTTTTCCGAGAGACCTTCCTTGCCTCTTGATAAAATTTTACCACGTGATTTGTCCATTTGTCAAGCAACTATACCAGATCTAGGAATTGCTTGGCGTTGAGGACTCGCATTTGTTGGTCAGTCTTTTCAGCTAACAACCGACGTTTACGTTCATCGACTGTTCTCGGAGTAACATATTCCTTGACTGTCACTGGGCGAGTTTGTCCCATTCGATGAATTCGGTACTTAGCCTGTTCGTTGCGACTGGGTTTGTAACTCATTTCTACAAAAATAGCCATGTCTGCTGCTGTGAGAGTGAGTCCTTCAGCTAACGTTTCAAGAGACCCAACTAGGACGTCAAGTTTGCCTGCCTTGAAATCAGCAATTGCCTGTGTTTTGGCTGAGGTTCCAATTCCACCATGGACAGCGGATGCGGTCAGTCCTAAAGAGGTGGCCACTCCTACACACGCTTCTACTGTTGTCCGATAATGGGCTAGCACTAGGGTTGGTCTAGATCTGGACTCCAAGTCGTACTTGAGTTGGTCAAACTTACCACCAGAAGGCACACCAGTCTTTGGATCTAACAACCAGTCCGAGGTTGTAAGCCGATCCAAAAGGACTTGTTTAGATCCGTTGGACCAAGCCACTAATTCTTCACCTGCACTTGTCTCAGTTACTAACTCATTTTTGAGCTCATTGTACATCTTTTTTTGGTTTTTGTTCATTTCGACACGAATGACTTGAGTAGTTAGCTCTGGTAAGTCGAGGCATTCATCACGGAGGCGTCTCAGAAACCTCGGACCCATATTCCGGGCAGTAAAGGTGTCGAAATGGCTACAAGGGTCGTGAGATGGCCTTCGGAGGCACAAGAGAGTACACTTCTTGAGTCCACCTATAACCGAAGCGTGTGTACTAAACGGAGAAGGACTAGTATCAAACCATTCATGTACCCAGCGCCAGTATGAGCCATAGAGTCCACCACCCCTAGCTTCACCGGGCCAGATCACTCGGAGCATAGTAAAAAGTTCATGCGCCCAATTGGGCATCGGGGTTCCAGTCATTTCCAACACGTGGTCAGAGTTTTTGGATAATTCCTCAACAGCCCAAGTCCATGAAGTCTTGCGACCCTTGGTATAATGGGCCTCGTCTACGACAATCGCGTCCCAGTGACCCCGATACTCGTCCCTGAGTCTTTTAGCGGGTTTGGTTCCTTTAGTAGCGGTCTTATCTCTAGCATTCAACATTGAATACGGTGCAATCGTGAAGTGGCTGGCTCGATCACCTGCCCATTTAGCTAATTCATCGTCCCAAGTGCCACCGGATATTACCATGGACGGGGCTATCACTAGAATGCGGTCCAGATCCTTGAAAGCTTCGATTGCCACCCGGCTTTTACCTAGCCCGGGTTCATCACCCAGCAGCCCTCGCTTGACTTCTTTTATCCATGCTATGCCTTCAACTTGATGTTTAGCTAATGGTGAAGTCATGAATACGACTATCGAATTGATGGGAATACTTAGCCGCACCACCAACTAGTCTGGCTCTCAATTGGTCCTGTATTGGCCAGTCGAATGCGGCTTCAATCTTATACATGACTTCCAAACTAGGGAAGCGGTTTCCAGACCTGAGTCGAGAAACGGCCGAATAACTAAGACCAATAAGTTGACCAACCTGTTCGTTAGTGAGCTTCTCGCCTTTTATAATCGTCGTTGTTTTCATATGCCAATCTTACCATGTCTGTGACTTGGTGTCAAAATGAGATGTAGGTGTTCCAAAAAGCCTCGATATAAGGCCATGCCCACGCCAAAAAGTGGCGGTGGGACTCCGTTAGTATGAAAACCAGTGCAACCAGTCCCACACTGATCACCGTTAGGAATTGACGAGTATTGGACTTCATACTGTATGGTCACAGTCATCGAGGTGGGTACAGTCTTCAAACCCGTATTGCAGTTGTTCAAGTATGTCTTGCCAAACCGTCCTGCCACTCCACGGATCTTTGATGCCGTCCTCATAAGAAAAAGCCATGGTATGAATGTCCGACCCGCCACATATTTGGTCTTTGGGAGCCACTAACTGGTACACCCCGCCATCATCCTCAATAGTTGCACCCAATTCGATTGCCTTGGCGTATGCTCTTTTTTTGCTCATAATTAGACCTTCCTTGTGATCATAAATTCCCAGTTGCGGCCCTTAGCTATTGCGAACTCAAACCCTTGGGTCCTAGCAAAGCTTTGGAAGGCATTCAACTGGTCTTGCATTTCGTTCTCGGCGAAGTTATAACCGTTGGTGGCGAACCCGGTAACGATCTGGCCGTCGTAGTCCTTGAAAGCGTAGATCCCGTTAGATCGAATCCATCGGCTGTCACCAGTGTACTTGTGCGACTTCTGGATGCCGGGCGTCTTGCTAATCAGTCCGACTACTGTCTGTATCGTTAGATCTTTTGAGTTGCTCATTAGATGGTCACCATCCTTGCCTCTAACTCTGTGTCAAATTCCTGAACCTCGGTTGCGCTTAGTGCCACCGCGAAGAATGCCTTTTGGTAGTCACAGCGAACCTTGTAAATAACGCTGGTGTCGAGTTGCTCGTTGTGTGTCTTGACCATCAATCCGGTCTGGGTAATTAGTCTGATTTTGCGGTTCATTTGGTGGCCTTTCCTTGCCTTATATTTCAATTTTACCATAAGATTTGACTTTTTGTCAAGTCTGAGGTACACACGGCGTGTCGTTAGGAACCCCAAGGCTTGACGTCCACATCCCCGGGAACGCCCGGGAATCGCTCGGACCAAAGCCCCACGCCTATTTCTTTAGCCATTTCTGCTAGGCTTTCGCCGCTCTCATCATCAGGTAGAAGTAGCACCATCGAGTCGTGGATGGTCATAACCATACCAATACGGCCAATATTTTCAAGTGAATACTCGTCGAAGATCTCGTCGTCACCAAGTTCATCCACCAAGATCTGCTCAACCATTAACCACCAGTCCAACCCAAATTGGGCTAGGTTTGGCTGAACTCGTTGATTGAACGCTTTATGGGTCTCTTCATCTGGTTGAAACCATCGGCGCTCGCCATTAGTAGTCTCAATATAACCGAGGCCCGCATTGTTGCGTGAATTCATTCTGTCCTCGACGAGCCTCATGTGCTGTCGGACCGCCTGTTGGTACTCTGGGTAGAGACCGTTCCATTCACGGACTATACGCTGGACTTCACCTAGGGGCATGGCTATCCCGGTTTGGGTTTCAATGTCCTCTTGTAACTTTTCAGCTCCCACTCCAAAAATGAGTGAGAAATTGGCCCGTTTAGCCACGTTCCTCATCTCGCCCCAATCTGGTGAATCAATAGTTACTCCAAACAACTGGGTCGCTGCGTCTCCGTGTAAGTCCTGATCCTCGTGAATTAGTTTGAGCATACGTGTGCAACCAGCATAAAGAGCGGCTACTCGTAACTCTGCTTGTGCGAGGTCTAATTCCCAAAGTTGATAACCCTCTGGTACACCACGGCCGATCAATTGGCGTGGCGTCATAACACCATCTAAAGCTTCATACCCCGTCAATTTGTAATCGTGCGGTATAGCCTGTAACTGGACTCGTTCCACCGAGAAGCGAGCAGACACCGTGCCATTTTGTCGTACCGAGGCTCTAAGGCGTCCATCCGCTCCAACCTTTGAAG